CATATCCGCTTTCACTTCGAAACGTGCAGCTTTAGACATTCCGTTACGCATAGCGTCAATAGCACCGCCTTCAATAGCTTCCATTAAAGCGCCTTTAAAAGTTGCTTTTTTGCCAGCTTCAAAGTTCTTTTTATTAGATACTTCTAACGCGTCGATACGTTCGTTAAATTTAGTTGTTAGTGTAGAAATTTCAGACTTTAACATCTCGTCTGCTTTTCCAGTAGCGCTTTCTAGCGCTTGTCCGTAAGCCTTTTCCAATTTAGCGTCGATTACGTCGCCTAATTGGTCTAGGTGTTTTTTAGTGTTATCTTCCATTATAGAAAAATTAAAAAAGTTAGTTGTTAAATTTATTTATTAAATACTCGAAAACCTCTTGGCTGTTATCCACTGGCTGCGTGTCAATAGACGGCGCAGTAGCTTTAGAGAATAAACCCTTTAGTTTTAGTAGTTCGGCTTCGATACAGTAGCCCATTTCGTCGCTTATGTCGCCTTTGCGTACAAGCTTAGCTAGTGCATCGTATCTTTTTAAAATGTTTTCCTGGGCTTTTTCGCCTTTAACGTCTAGTATTTTAGCTTGGTCGTTAGCCGCTAGTGTTACGGCGCTTACTTCGTATAGCTTTACTTCCGTTATTTCGCGGTAGTCCATTTTGTTTTCTTTTTGCATTGGTAGAATACCTACGCTGTTTTCAGTAATTACGCCAGCTTTCATTAGTTCGATAACGTCGTTACCTAGTGTAGTCTTAGCTATTTCAGCTGTAAACATTAAACCTTTATCGTCTTCTACTAGTTCTACCATTTTACCTAGTGGCTGCGCCATATTGTGCTGGTATAAGTATTTTACGCGGTGTCCGTTTTCTTTAATAGTCTTGGCGTATGCACCTGGGCGTATAATATCGCTGTCGCTATCTTTGTTATTAAAGTAGCTAGCGTACCCTTTTACAATACCTTTTTTTTCGTCAGCGTCTACTAGTTCGCCTAGTGGCGCGCTTTTAAATAAAATACTCATATTAGAATAATTTGTACAAATTTACGGTTTTTTTATTAGTGTTACTTCGCCTTGGTCTGGACCTGTTCCGTCGTCTACAGCTTCTAGTATTAAACCTTCTTTTAGTGCTTTTTTAAGCATATCTATTAAACCTTCGTCGCCTAAATAGCTAAAGAAGTTAAAAGGGTTTTCAGCGTCTGGGTTAGCCGCTTGGTATTTTTCCATTAGTATAAATAGTTCGTCCATTATTTGCTTTTTAAAAGTTCGTCCCAAAGTTTTAAAGTGTCGGCGTATAGTTCTGGGAAAAGTTCCTTAAATACAGGGTTACCGCCGTCGTAAAAGTTTTCGCTAGCGTGCGCTAACACTTCCCAGCGCTGGGCGTTTCTACCATATCTACCTTTATAATAAACATTTTTATGACCGCCACCTACTTTGTTTTTAGTAATGGCGCCAAAAAAATCATAAGTAGCGGCTCGTAGTTCGCTATATTCTTGGTCGGTTAGTTTATATTTCTTTTTAAAATAGTCGGCTTTATCTTTATCAAATAAAGTACGTAGCTTCATATTATACTTAAAATGAATATCGCTTTGGCGCCTATCTCTAAAACCAAGTTGTTTTTTAAATTTAGTAAAGTATTTTTCTACTATTGTATTAGAAACTATTTTATAGCTAGACCATTCATTTTGAAAATGTATCTGGTGTCCTATTTCGTGCTTTAAAACCCTTTTAAAGTTGTTACTACCTTTTTTAAATCTTAGCGTTCCTATCTCTATATATGTATTGTCAGCGCTTAAAAAAGCACCGCGATTTGCTTTTAGTCTAATATCTATACTTTGCTTTACGTCTTTTAGTATTTGTAGGTCGCCTACTATATAACCCTGGGCTTCTAATTTCTTTAATTGGTTATATTGGTCCAGTGCTGGGTGGTTAGTACGTTCGAAGTAGTCGCCTAGCGGTTCGCCTTTGCCCTGGTCTGGTCCGCTGTACCTTGGCTTAGGTTTTGGTTTTGTTGCGCCTATAGTTGCTGCTATACTGGCTACGTCTGCGGCGGTTAGTCCACCTGTTAGGTTTTCGCCAGCTAACTGTACGCCTATATTTTCTAAGCCTTCTACAGCTACAGCGTCTTCTATAGGTACTGGTATAGCGGCGCATCTACAATTTATTACGTTACTAGCGCTGCCGCGTCTGTCGCCTGGTTCCATTAGTTCTTCGCCTTGTACTATAAAGGGCTGGTTAAAAGGTACTGTTTGTCCGTCTGCCCTTGCGTGGCTATCGCGTTCGCGTCCATCTAAAGACGTGGACCATTCCTTTTGCAGTTGGTCTTTTGGAAAAACAGTACTAGCGCTTTCTAGTATAGCCTTATTACTTATAGCGGTGGTTTCTGTACGTATAAAGCGTTCGGCTTGGTATTGACTATAGCCGTCAAACTGGCGCCTTAATATACGCGCTTGTTCAGCTGCGCCTACAGCCATAAATTCTGGGTCGCGGCTTAGTTTAGTTGTAAGGGCTATAAGGGTTTTTAAAGCTGTACCCTGTACTAGCGTTACGTTTGTTTTCGCTACCGCAGCGCCATAACTAGCAAAACTTGTGCGCCATTGGTTTTGGTATTGGTCGGCGCTTTGCTTCTTTATAAACTTCTTATAGTTCTTAAAATACCAGTTAGCAAAATGTAGTCCAGTTTCTTCATAGTAGTCCTCGTAGAATTTAGTTAAATAAGCTACTGGGAATAAACCCTGTACTATTATACGCCCTTCGTCTACAAACTGCTGGACGCCTTTAGCGTATTCGGCGTTATACCACTTGCGTAGCTTAGCTATATACTGGCGTTCCATTTTACCGCGTTCGCGTTCTACGGACGTTTGCCAGACTTGCTTAAACTGTTTGGTTAGCAGTTGTTTAGGCATTGTCTTCTAGTTCGGCTAGCTTCTTGTTTGCATATACTCGCATAGCTTCGCCGCCCCATAAGTTGTAAGCTACAAAACCGTTATCTAGCCAGGGTTCGTCTTTTAGTTTGTCGTCTACAGTACTGTACGTTTTGGCGCGTTCTAAATAGCTTCTAGTGCGTTTTAAAACATCTAAGCTTATTGGTTCGCGGCTACTTAATTGCTGCGCCCTAGCTAGCCCTACGTTCGTCCCAGCGGTTACTACGTCCCTACCGTATTTTTCTATCCAGCCTAGCATACGCTTAGCGTTGTTAGTAGCTGCCTGTGGGTAGTCGTCGTAGCTTTCTGCTTTGCTAGTTTCTTTACTGCTTTCTGGGTGTTCAGCTGGCAGTAGGTCTGTATCGTGTTTGCCACCCCTAAACTTACCATTTTTAAGAGCATATAAATAACTGTTTACGCGCGCCATAGCCCACTGTTCTGAACTTTGTACTGTTGGTCTAACGCTATCTGGGTTAGTTCTGTAAGCGCCTACACCTCGTTTATATACTTCGTATAGTGTACCTACAGTAGTACGTTTGCTTTCGTCGTCGCCTACTTCTTCGTTATGGTCGTTAGTTTTTTTTTCTAGTGCAGCGTTTAGCCTGTCGCTTATTTCTTTGTCTTTGATTTCAGCTATAGCCGTTTCGTATTCTGCGTGGGTGTCAAAAGGCATATATACTTCTTCGCCGTCAAAGGTGTGCTGATGTGTACCACTACCGCCTAGTTCTTCGGCGCGCGCCTGTGCTTCTTCTTCTGTAGTATATACGTCTGTCATTCCTGGTACTTCGGCTTTCACTTCTATACTATACAGCGCTTCTTTGATTAGCCTTTTTTCTTCTTCAATATCTACAGCCATAGGTGCTGGTTCTGGTATTTCTATATCCTGGTTACTTACTGGCAGTAGGTTACTAGGTATATAGTAGTCGTCCATAGCTGGCGTGTCTTCGTCCTTACCGTAATTCATAACGGCGCGTTTTTCGTTTGGTGTTATCCACCAGGCGCTACTAAGCTGTTGTACTACTTTGTCGTTTTCTTCTTGTAGTTCTGGTACAGCTGTAAAGTCAAAATCTAGGTATAGGTTGTCGCCGTACATTGGGACCAGCCAGCGGTTCAGTTCGTCGCGTAGTTTTACTAGTTCTGGTATAACAGCGTTTTGGTATAAAGCCTTTTTAGCTTCCTTCATATTGTTATACGTGCTAGCTTCTGTATTGTTCAGTAGCTGTACAGGTACGTTAAATATGTTACAAATATCTTTTATAGACGCGTTGTATTGTTCTATTAGTGAAACGTCAGAAGCGTTTAAACCAAAGTTTACCCAGCTAAGTTTCTTAGGTGTTATAATAACGTCGCCGCCATTGTTACTACCTTGGTATTGCTGTCTAAATTTATCCTTTAACTGTTGCGCCTGTACTTCGTTTAGGTCGCCTTCTTCGGACATAAGTACACCCCTAGCGGTTTGGTTCTGTAAGTATTTAACCCCTGTAGTAACAGCTTCGTTATTTGTTGTTAAACTTCTAAGACCAGCGCGTAAAGGGCTTTGACCGTATAAGTGGCTGCCTGTACCGTCGTAGTATGGGTTAAAGTCTTTTATGTGTAGTACACAGTCGGCGTCCATACTGTACTGTCCGTTGTACTCTATACGGTATTCTTTTACTGGCTGCATAATACCATTACTTACTATTTCTACCACCTGACTAGGTAGTATATATAGTTCGGTATACTTACCCTGGTTAGGTCCGTTGTCTGGTCCTATACCGTAAACGTAACGGTTACCAGTTAGTTTACCAAAAGCTATTAGTTCAGTTAGCCAGCTGTTATAAGACTGCGCCGCATTAGGTCTGTCTAGAAGTTGGTGTAGTGCAGTGTCTTTAACTTCTACTAGCGCGTTCTTCTGTAGCATCTTAGCCTGGTACATAGTACTACTATCTAGCGTGCCGCTTGTTAGCGCCTTGTAGCGTTTCAAGTCGTTTTCGCTTTGTTTTTCGTACACCTGAAAAGGTATAGTAGTAGCCGCCTTAGTTATAATATTTACCAGCGAATATACTGTAGCGTTCTTACGGTAGCCTTCGTCTATATAACTTCTGTCGTTTTCTGGGTTCCATAATATACTTTCGCCTAAGTACTGGTAGATAGCGCGATTATATTCTGCTGCTGTCTGTTGGGCGTTCTTACTAATAAGTTTTGAAATTCTGTCTAAAAGGCTAGCCATACTTAAATTTTTACAAATTTACTATTTTTAAATTACAAAAAAGTCGTTACGGTTCTTATATAAACTATATGTACTATATCTAAGGCTATCGCATAAGTGGTTATGTTTATCGATTGGCGTATTTATTACCGTACCGTCCTTTAGCTGCTGCCAGTAGTAGTTCTGCTGTTCTTTGATTAGGTTAGTACTTTCCTGGCTTATTATTACGTCAAATTCCTTTAGTAGACTTATACCAGCAGTTATACTACCAGCGCCTTTTACAGCTGGCTTAGCCATACAGTCCATTTGTTTTAGTTCTACTATACTTTTAGGTTCGGCGCTATCGCAAAACATTAGCGTATGGTTTAAGCCTTGCGCCTTTAGAAAGTCCGCTATATCGCGGTTAGTGTAGCCAGTCTTATATAATAACTCGTGTACGTATAGCTTGTTACCCTTCTTAGCTACTTTAAGTATAGCTGTAGGGTCGTTAGTAAAACCAAAGTCTAAACCTAGGTGGTAGTCCAAGTCTGGGAAGTCAGCGTAAGGTATCTGGGTCCAGTTCTGGAATATCTGGCGGCTACTAAATACTGCGCGCTGCCCTTCACCAAAGACGCGCCAGTAGTCTGGGTCGCGTTCCCTTAGTAGTTCTATTTCGCGTACTAGTTCTGCTGGTAGAAAGTTGTTATCCTTATAGGTTGTTATCCACGTTTCGACGTCGTCGCGTTCTATATCTATTAGTTCAGTATATAGCCAGTGTACAGGGTCAGAAGGGTTGAAGTCAATTATAAGCTGTTCTGTTGTACGCATATTCAGCTGTCTAAAGTCTTCGTAGTGCAGTTCGTTAGCTTCGTTAATAAAACATATATGGCGCTTCCTACCACGTATTTTCTGTGGTTCGTCTACAGACAGAAACGATATAGTACAGCCGTTATAAGTAAACGTGTTTTCGCTTTTGTTGTGTACGCCTTTGTAGTATATACCTAGGCGCTGTAGTATTCCTATTAGGTCGCGCTGTACAGAACCTTTAATAGCTGGAAGCGTTTTACGCACTATATCAATTGTAAGCGGCTTTTGCGCCGTTGTTATACGGTATACTAGGTACTGACATACTGCAAATGTTTTACCGCTTCTAGTACCGCCCTGGTGTATTTTTATTCTAGCTTTACTATTAAGGGTTTGGTAAAATTGTATATTACAGCTTTCTGTTACTTTTTGTCTGCTGGCTTCCATTCGATTAGCTTGCTTTCTATACTACCGTCGTGGGCTATCTCTTGGCGTTCTATATAGCCGCGTTTCTTACCTTTTGTCTTTAGGTAGAATATAATAGCCGTAGGGTTTTCGTCCCTTATAAGGCTATGAAGTTTACTTTCTGCAAAGTCTAGGGCCACGTTACTAATATCGTCTACAGCATCTTTAAAGGCTTTGTCTTTAGCTATCCATAGGTAGTAAGTTTTCCTAGCTATACCCACTTGCTTACAAGCAGTAGTTACTACGCCTAGGCTTTTTTCTAAGGCTTCTAATAGTGCGGTTTTTTTCTGTTGTGTATTTTGTGTAGCCATATTGCAAAAGTACGTAAAAAAGCTATTCTACCTTTAGACCA